AACGATGCTATTGGAAACAACACGATCTTGATCTTTAACTTCCTAAACAAAGGATGGGAGTCTATAGATACGTTCGGTGCTGGTGATTTTATCATCAAAAACCTAATTATTGGCAGCGCATCCGAGCGAAACAGCATTTATGCCGTGACATCCCTGGGTGGAGTGCATGAATTAGAGGTGAGAGAGATATCTAACGATAGCTTAGTGTCTGCTGGCGAAGTAACCGACTTCCCAATTCAGTCATCTTTGACAACTAGAGGCTATGCGCTGGGCAATCTTGACCGTAAACGCTTCACAGATGGGCAAATCACCATGCAATGTGTCGATGGTGGTCTAGGCGAGTATGATATTTCCTTCGCAGCAGAAGATCCAGACAACAATCAGAGCATCGGAACGACAACTATGTTTCTTGATGGCGTAGTGCTTGGCACAGGATCTACCAACGAGGACGAGACTGGCAACATTCGCTTCCGTCTTGGAGGTATCAGAGGCTATCTGGGAACGCTAACCTTGACACGGACAATCGGTTCCCCTAAAATCACGTCTATAAAAGTTACAGGCTCTGTGACAAACCGACAAATCATCTCACAAAAATAATATGGGAGTAGTAAATACAACGCACACTTTTGCAAACAACGAGGTTATTACCAGCACGTTGATGAACAATATCATCGACCAGACTGAATTTATTTCTTCTGCATTAGCCAATGGAACCCTTGCATTAAACGGTTCGGGTCAAATTAAAGTGGCAACATCTGGGATCACATCAAATGAGATGGGTGTTGATGCGGTTACTGCTAACGCTATTGCGGCTGGAGTTATTACCAATGTGAAGATTGGCGCAACTGCTGCAATCTCGCTGTCCAAGCTAGCATCGGAGGCATTACCAGTAGGGATTACTGTGGCAACTGCCAACATCCTTGATGCTAACGTGACTACTGCCAAGATTCTGGATGCCAATGTGACAGCACCTAAGCTCAGTGGAGCGCAGACTGGCACTGCTCCAGTTTACGGCGTGAGAGCATGGGCTAATTTTGATGCAACTGCAAATGCAGACCTTGCTGGAACATTCTCTAGATCTGGAACAACTGTTACGGTTACAGTAACTGGACATGGATTGATTGCTGGAAACCTTGTTTTTATTGATTTCACTGTCGGAACTGGAACAGTTGCTCCAGATGGACTTTATCAAGTAGCTACAGTTACCGATGCAAACATCTTCACAGTAACAAGTGCAGCGTCTGCAACTGGAACTGGAACAGTAACATTATTGAGGAAGGAAATTAAATCTAGTGGCAATATCTCATGCGTTTCCGCTGCTGCCCCTAGTCCAGTTATTCCTCCATCAACAAGCGATTCACCAGCAGACGGTTACTATGTTGCCAATTTCTCTGTGGCTCTGCCAAATGCAAACTTTTCCGTGCTAGGAACTTGTAGTGAGGCTAAAGCTTTTGCAACAACTTCTGGTAATGACATTCTATCTGGCTCTCCATACAACGCACAATGCGCACGAATCTTGACCGTCAATACGTCTAGCACTGCGATTGATGCTGAGTGCAATAGCGTAGCAATCATTGGATGAATCCACACCTCACCATAGTTCTTAACCTTTATGAATCAAACAACATCGACATTCAAAGCCTTATTGGTTGGCATTTGTGTCATGGCATTGTTGTTTCTACTCCATATGCTTTCGCTATGGGATTCCACGCCAGCAGCAAGAATCTTGAAGAAGCTGTTACGTTTGAAGAATCGGATACACTTTACGTTACTATGTGTTGTGGAAACATGTTGGATGCGCTTAAACCTTTTAAAAACAAATACAAATACATCGCTTTTCGGCGCGACTTCAAACAATCAAGTCGCAATCGCTTGTTGAGCATGAAAGCCTTTTACTCTAAACTACGATAAATTATGGGATTAATACCAGGAATTGCGGGATCAACGCCAAAAGTCAAAGCTCCAAAAATGGATATTGCTAAAGACATTAGCAGTTACGTTTCAGGAATGTCAGAATCTTTGCCGCAAATTTTCTTGCAAGAGCAACAATTCCGTCCACAATTCCAAGGATTAAACCTTGGCGACATCCAATCATTTTTGACTGGCGCAGGTGGACAACAAGGAATCTTTGGTCTTAGCAATCAAGCAGCACAACAAGCTGGTATGGGGCTAGGTGAAGCTCGCCAAGCAGAACTAGGTCAGATGACTGGACAAGCAGGATTGACCCGTGGGTTAATGCAAGCGTTGTCTCCAGAACAAGCTGGCGTGGTGCAGAACTTCAATACTGAAGCACAACGGGCATTAGCAGCGTCTCAGATGATTAGCCCACAAGAACAGCGTGGATACCAGCAAACAGCCCGTGAAGCGGCTGCAGCAGCTGGGAGACTAGGTGGCAATGCAGCTATCGCTTCTGAAGTTATGGGGCGCGAAGATGTATTTGCTCGCAAACGTGCCGAGGCAGCACAAGCAGGGCAGAATGCCTATAATGTCGCACAAGGATTCTACACTCAACCAGGTCTCAGTTTACTTAGCAATGCACCATTGTCGTATCAACAAGGTCAACAATTTATCAACACGGGTCTTGGCGCAATTGGCGCAGGAACACCACAGTTGTTTGATACGTCTGTTGGACTTAACCTTGGAGCAGCGCAACGCTCTAATCAACTTGCCGCCGCTACTGCAAATGCACAGGCAAAAGCTGCGCAACAAGCTGGGATTATGAGTTCACTTGGGCAAGCTGCTGGCGCTGCAGGCACATTAGCTATGTTGTCAGATCGCAGATTAAAAACTGACATCAAGAAAGTTGGTATGACAGACGCTGGTTTACCAGTCTATACCTACAAATATAAAGGAGACGATGTTACTCACATGGGTGTTATGGCTCAAGAAGTTGAGGAAGTGTTTCCTGAAGCTGTTGAGGAAATTAACGGATTCAAAGCAGTTTATTACAACCTAATTAAATAATATGGCAGCTTACGGAAAAGGACAAATGCTAGGTTCAGGAATCAACCCTGAGTCATTCAAACTAGATTTCGGTGGATTTGCTGATGCCGCTAGAATGCAAGCACAGGGAATTGCTGGGCTAGGGCAAAGTATCGGAGGGGCTATTCAGAACTACGGTGAGGTTAAAAAAGAGCAGAAGAAAGTTGATGCTTACAATAAAGCGTCTGCCAAGTCTATTGAAGCTGCGATCACCCTAGGTAAATCGTATCAGATTAAAGGAGNGGAAGAAACGCTAAATCCATTCCTAGAATCATACAATAACCCTAACCTTAGTCCTATTGAGAAAGCTGCATTGCTGGATGAGGGCAAGGCGATGATTCCTAACGTTTTTGGTCGATTTGATAAAGATCAAGCAATGGCTATTCAAAATGCTCAAAATGCACCGCCAATTGCCCCATCATTTGGTTTTACTGGGACTGAATTAAAGAAAACAGATAGAGGCGACATCTATGTTCTTAAAGGTAATGATGGCAGAGATTATGACCCTGAAACAAAACTTCCAATTTCTAACTTAGGCAATTTTGGGAAAGGGCTTCCACCAGAAGCTTGGTCTGATGGAGCAACTTCCGCTGCTGATTTTATTGATGTAGCGTTAAATATTCCGTTTCCAATTGCAGATGGTAGTCCAGGTTCATTGCCTCCAACTGGCGATGTAAATCCACTTCTTCCAGCACGAAATCCTCAAGATGCAGCTGCTATAGATGCTATAATAGCTGGTGGGCAATTAGCTCCACCAGTTGGAGAGCCTCCAGCAAGCATTGCGCGACCTCAACCTGCGCCACAATATACTCCTAGATATATTGCGGCAGATGAAGTCAAAGCTCCTACTGGGACTGTAATTACAATGGACGAATATAATGCAGCAGTAAGAAGCGGACAAAATATTGAAGGAATACCATTACCAGATGGTAAATTTTACGCTACTAAACAACGACCTTTTGCGCCTCAACAAGGACAAGAAATAATTGCCAATGCTGATGGAACAACAATTCGTTCTATTGCTCTTGGTGGCAAAGCTGCTCAAGCACAAAGAGCTGAAGATGCAAAAGTTGACAAAGCCATGGGTCTCATGCAAGACCTTAATTTGCTTGAGAAAGCTTCGGAGTCAATGACTCCTGGAGTTCTTGGAGCAGCTGGTCGCATGGTTGCTGAGCAAATTCCTGCTACTCAACAAGCTGAAACCAAAGATATTATTGATCGAGTTAATTCTACGCTTACGCTTTCTGGCATTCAAGAAATGAGAGCAAATAATCCTACTGGAGCAGCACTTGGCTCTGTGTCTGATAAAGACATGGGAGTCTTGCGGTCCTCTGTAACAGCCCTTAGAAACGCCCAAAGCCCAGCAGCATTTAAGCGCGAATTAGTCAGATTGAAAAATCTTCAACATGATCTTATTTATGGATCAGAACGAGTGCTTAAATCTAAGCTAGATAAAGGTGAAATTACGCAATCACAATTTAGTCAAGCTATGGCAAATGCTCCTGCTGAGTATTTAGATAAACAAGGTGAAATTAAATCAAGAAGCGCAACGCCAGTAGCAGTTCCGACTAGCGGATCAAGTAACATTTACGAAAAACACGGAGTCAAATGAGCGAATTAAAACAAAATAAAGCGGATATTGAAGATGAGTTTCGTAAAATCACCGAAACCAATAAGGTTATTGATCAAAAACTTGATGCTGCAAAAGCATCTGGAAATAATAGTGAATATGATTCTTTGCTAAATGATTTAAGATCAATGAAGGAACGTGAAGATTTCCTTCAAAATCAATACTCTGATATTTTAGAGCAAGAAAAAAAGCCAGAACTAGAAAGAATTCAAGCAATCGGTGAAGAGCTTCGTGCGCCAATAGTTACTCCTACGCCTAACTACATGAACATGGGTGGGAGAGGTGGCATGGGCATGCCTACGCCAATGTATAACATGCCTTCTGTTGAGCAGCAACAAGCAAGAAAACGTGAGCTTATTGGTGAGCGTTTTAACTTGCCACCAAGCAAAGGTATTGAAGCTGAAAAGCTACCAACTTCTTTAATGGGGCAATTAGAAACTCTTTACGATCCAACAAGTAAAGCGCAACTACTAACAAATTACTTTGGAGAAGGAAATGTAAGACCAATAGATGTTGGTGGAAATACTGAGTTCTTGATTACTCAACCTGATGGAAGTGTAAAAACTACACTAAACAAAGGAGCGGCAGAGCTTGCAGGAGTAGCCGCTGAAATCCCCTCTACAGCGGTAGAGATTGGAACGTTTCTAGGGACGCTTGGGGCAACGAAAAGCCCAGTAGCAGCAGTTGGAGTATCTTCCGCCGCTGGAGCAGGAACAGGTGCGCTTATGGATGAAGGATTAAGATACGCTTATGGTCTTAAACCTGATATTGGCGGAACAATCGCAAGACGTGGAACTCAAGCTGTAATTGGTGCTAGCATTGGTGGTGTTACCGATGTTGCTATTCCAGCATTTAGAGCATCAAGAATAGGTGATGAGTTTGTTAATGAGTTTGCTAAAAACCTTGAGAGATCAGCAGAAAGCTTGATGGTTAGAGAGCAAAGATTGGCAGCTAAACAAGGTCGAGTAGCTGGTGAAGTGAATATCCCACTTGGTGGCAAACTAGCTGGACCAGTAGGGTTAGAGGTTCAATCTGAACTTGCTGGAAGATACCCGAAATCTAATATCGCATCGTCTGCCCGCAAAACTCAAGAAACATTATTGCGACTATCAGATGATTGGAAAGCAAACATTCCAGCAAATCCAAACAACTATGCAGATATTGCATTGCAGAAAGAAGAGCAAAAAAAAGCTTTGGCTCAACAGGTTGCGTCAGCAACTGGACGAAATGCCAGACTTATTGAGGGATCGCTAGATCGCCAGACAAGAGGTGCGTTAAGTGATACAGATGAACTTGGCAAAATATTATTTAGTTCTATTAAAGACGCTAGAACGCAAGCAGTAGAAAATGTAAAAAAAGCGCGTAAACAGATTTTTGATTTAGCTGATAATGCTGGATTCAGTGTAACTCCAGAAGAAATGCTGGATCAAGTTTACGCAATAAGTAGGCAGGCTGACCCATCTGGAGCCGCCAATAAATCAGCTGCCGACAGCATAATCAGACGTTTAGTTATGCGCAGAGATGCCCCTGAGCTTCTTAAAGCTGCACAGGCCAGAGCAGACATTTTTATGCAGAGCAATTTACGTTTGCCTCAAGATTTAGTTAAAGAAATTGATGATCTTACATTATTATCAAGACCATTAAGGTCTGAAGATTTTGATGAGTTCGTAAAAGGATTTAGAGAAGCTCGATCCGATAATGCATCTAGTGGAAAAAGTCGAGACGTATTCGCTAATAAAATTGCATCAGGCTTGTCCAATTATCGCAGAAATGTTTTTAACTCCATTGATACAAAACTTCCTAATGGACAAGATGTAAATGTTGGGGAACTTTTTAGTAAATATGCAGATGAGGTTGAAACTCGTCAAAAATACAATAACAATCTTCTTGGTGGTATATTGAAGGAGGCTGGAGGCGAGCAAAGTACAAATCCAAGAGCTATTGTAACCGCAGTAATGCGTGAGCCAGAAACAATAGGGAAGGTTGTTCAATCTTTGCGTGAGCTTGAAGTTTCTGACCCAACTAAAGCTGGGCAAGCTAATAAAATTCTTGGATTACTCCAGTTGGAATACATGAATAAAATTGGCATTAAGCCAAGTCTGCGTGGAAAAGGAGCAAGAAGTGTCAAGGCAGACGAAAATATAATAAAAACTCTTTTTGGAGGACAAGCAGATGCACAATTAAGAGCAATTTCTGATTTGAATAACAACCTCAAAAACATTGGTGATCTTGGTTCAAGCAAGCTTACAATGGATGATTTGCAAAAAATGGGGCAACCTCTTTCTGAAGTTGAGAGAAAAGCTCTAGCAAAAACAATCGCGAAGAGAATTCAAGCAGAAAAAGAAGAAGATGCACTAACACGGTCAACCATATTCAGTCTTGCACAAAAAGGAGACTTCAAAAACATTGATGCAGATGCTCTTTCAAAATCAATATTGTCTCCATCAAGCACTATCAAAGACACTAAATATGCGATGTATCAACTAAGCAAGTCATCGCTAGAGTCAAGAAATCTTTACAAAGGGGATTTTAGGCGAGAGCTTCTTGATGCTTATTCAGGTGGAGATCCAAATGCAAATGTTCCTTTTAGGGCAATTTTTGACACAAAGAGATTCATGAATGATTATCGACCTTCTAGTGGCAACGTAACTACATTCGCTAAAAAACTTCAAACTGTTCTTGGTAAAGAAGAAGCTGACTTCCTTTATGATTTGGCTGCTACAGCTGAAGCAAATGCTATTGCTGATGTTGCAAAAACAGGATCTACTTTTAGGATGATTGGAAGCCCACAAGGAGCAACTGTAATCCTGCCAATTCAAAAGATGGTTGAATCCACTAAAAATAGATTCATAACCGCGATGCTTTCTTCTGGAATCAATAGTAACAGCCTTAAAACCGCACTTGCACGAAACGCTATTCCTGGCAAGGCTAATGACGCATATAACCAAATGGCAAAGCAGATGTTCTTGAGTAGGACTGGGGCGACAGCACTAGCTCACCAAGCATCCAGTGATCCAGAGTTTTCTGCTGAATTGATTAACATGGCGAAACAATTTGACGAAAAACAAAACTTGTATTCAGAATAAAACTAAAGTTTACTTCTTTCAGCAAGGCGCAAACTTATGAGCGAAGAACAACTCCAGAAACTAAAAGACAATTACTACGATGATCGTCCCGACAAGAGCGAGTGGTTTCTTGAGGTAAGAGAACGTGCTAAATTGCTGCCACGGAACAACATAGAACATTACGCGCCGCACAAGGCTGCATTAGCATTGTTTCTCTTATCTCAAGGAGCCAAGATTACTGAAATATCCAAGAAAACTGGAGTTGGCAGGGAGACTATTCGCCAACTGGAATGGCGGCATAACGACACCCTAGAGACAAAGCGCAAAGAGTTCTCAATGCGTTACGCTATTGCAGCTCAGGAATATACCGACTTGTTGTTTGAACGAGCTACACAACTCTTTGACGATCCTGATAGCCTTGCTAAAATCTCCCCTGAGAAGCTAGCAATCACCGTTGGCATTCTCACAGACAAGGCGGCACAGCTTACTGGCATGGCAACGACCGATGTTCAGCATCGCAAAGGCGCAAGTTTAGACGATGCAGCAAATCTCATCAACGAAGCAAAAAGCCGTATTGCTAAAGGTAAAGTAGTTGAAGCGGAAATAGTATGATTTGGAGACAGCATCAGATTCTAAAGCCTCCCACGGATGAGGAGCTGATTCAGATGACACCAGAAGAGGTGCTATCTATCCATCGCATTTACCACGAAGCTATTGAGAATGCGGAGAAAGACCCGTAT